ATCCATAATAAACAGATCAAATGAATCTGCTCTTACTATTACTTCACTTGGTAAAAGACCATATCTTTTACCAATTGTGTCTAACTATGCATATGCAGGTAGACTCAATGAAGGGTACAGCAGTCAAGCGCCTGAAGGTTTCACAAAGCCAACAATTGAACAACTAGATGACGATACAGCAAAATACGTTAGGAAGATTTAATTATGGCACAAGATATCAAAGTAGCATTAACGTTAGACAACAAACAGTTTAACAGTGCATTAAAACAAAGTACAAAACAAGTCGATTCGTTTGCTAAAGACACTGAGAGCAGTCTTGGTGGACTACAAAAAGCATTCATTGCTTTAGGTGCTGGCGCAGTTATTAAAGGCATTGTCGAAGTTGGTGGAGCCTTCCAAGACTTACAAAATTCTTTAAATGTTGTTTTCGGTGGACTAGAACAAGGCGCAGATGCAATGGCAAGAGTAGAAGCATTTGCGGCTACTACTCAGTTTAGTGTATTACAATTATCAAAAGCATTTATACAATTACAAGGTGCTGGTGTTGAGCCAACTACTAAATTACTACAAACATTTGCTGATACAGCATCAGTCAGTACAGATCAGTTGGGTGCATTTCAAGCCATGCTTGATCTTGTTACTCGTTCGACTGCTGGTGGACTAGGACTAGAAGATTTAAACAGACTAGCAGATAGAGGCATACCAGTATTCACAATTCTTAAAGAAGAATTAGGTTTAGCACGTTTAGAGATTTCTAAGTTTGGTAAAACAGCAAGTGGATCTAAGCAAATCATAGATGCATTATTAGGATCATTTGATCAACAGTTTGGTGGAGCATTAGCACTACAAGCAGGTAACATAAACTTTGAATTAAATCAAATGGGCGATGCTTTTGATCAATTGAAAAAAGCAACATTCGGTTTATTCAGTGACTCAGCGGCATCTGGTGTAAAAGGTCTTACAGAAGCAATTAACGGCTTAGCAATTAATGTTAAATCATTAAGTGAGAGTGGATGGGATACAATTATTAGAGGTCTTGTAGGCATAGCCGCAGTATTAGCAGTTTTTGCATCTAGGGGTAAAATTCTAGGTGTTATTAATAAAGGTATGAGAGGCTTTCAAGTTAATGCAGAAGGAGCAATTATTGCAACTGCTCTTTTTTCAGATAAATTAGCAAAACTTGGAACATCTGCAGGCAGAACATTTACTCCATTACAAAATCTAAAAGCAATATTTAGTAATTTAGGTAATTCGATTAAAGCATTGTTTGGGAAGTTCCCAACTGGTCAAATTTCTAAAGCGGCGGCTGGCTTAACTGGCTTAGCCGGAATAGTAGCACGAGTTTCACAATCTATTTTTAGTCTTGGAGGAGCCTTTGCGGCATTCGGTAGATTAGCATTAGGTCCTTGGGGTGCGTTAGCATTTGCAATTGACTTAGTACTAAAACAATTCTTAGGCTTTAGTATAATAGGTGTTGTCTTTACAGCAATTAAAAAACTATTAGGTTTATTCGGTCAACTTGCTATGTTCTTTATAGGGCCAGTTATTGAAGCCCTCAAAGGCGTTTGGAATCAGTTTGGTAAACTAGCAGAATCTGCACGTAAGGCTACTTCAGGCGTAAGAGATTTCTTAAGAGAATATGGATTGCTATCCGCACTTCCTACAGTAGATGATGAAGATGTAAAAGAACTCAATGCAGGATTACAAGATGCCGCTGATTTTGCGGCTGCCGCACAAGAAGGCATGGATAGATTTGCTAAGTCATTAGACGAAGCAATCGTTAGTTCAGAAGGTTTCTTAAAAGATTCAGAAGCAGGTAAATTTGCTACTGATTTAGAAAACGCACAAGCACAAGTTGACAAAGCAAAACAAGCAATTGATACATTATCAATTGCTCTTATTGGATTCAATGAAGAACTAAGCGGTGGTAAAACAAAAGAAGAATTAGAAGCATTGTTAGCCGCGGCAAGAGAAGCATTTGGATTTGCTAGTACTGAATTAGATAATCTTAACGCAAGTTACGCAAGAGCCGCAGAAGAAGCCGCACAAGCATTAAAAGATATCCAAGATGCAATTGCAGATACTTCAGATAATAGCGATTTAGCAATTAGAGTAGCAGAATTTAAATTACCAGAAGTTGAGCAACAAGTAAATCAATTGTTACGTGAATTAGATGATGCATTAAAAACAGAAACTAGAACATTAACAGACTTTTTGAAATCAGATGATTTACCTGCAGACGTAAGAGCAAATGCAGAATTAGCATTAGCAAATTTACAACAAGTATTTGCTGATGCAAAAGTAGTTGGTGAACAACTAACAAGAGACTTGTTTGATTTAGAACAAGCAGAAACATTTAACAATTTCTTAACAGAGTTAGGAGAACTTGACTCATTTACTGGTTTAGAAGCATTAAGAGATCAAGTAATACAGTTAGGTAGAGACTTTGAGTTAACAGCAGACCAAGTTGATCAGGCTATACAAATGATTGATCAAGCAATAGGAAATCTTGGTACTGAAGAAGGAATAAAACAAACATTAGCAGACCTTGCTAAATCATTTACTCCATTCCAAATGGCAGTAGATGCTACAACAGCAGTTTGGGGCAATATGTCTTCTGCTATCGATAATTTAGTTGACAATGGTAAAGCATCATTTAGTGATCTTGCTAAAAGCATTGTAAAAGACTTAGTTAAAATGATTATGAAAGCATATATCTTTAACGCAATTATGGGTCTTGGTACTAAGATGGGCTTCGACATGTCGTTCTTAAAAGGACGAGCATCTGGTGGACCAGTATCACCGAATACGCCTTATATGGTAGGTGAGAAGGGACCAGAACTATTTGTACCTAAAGGAAGTGGTGGAGATATCGTACCTAACAACGCATTAGGTGGCGGTGGACCAGTCACAAACAATTATATTACAAACAACATACAAGCATTAGACTCTAAATCAGTTGCACAAGTATTTGCAGAGAACAGAGAATCTTTATTAGGAACAGTAGAATATGCTCGTAAAGAAACAGCATACGGAGTTTAACGATGGCAGCCATACAAACAATTTTAGATAACTGCAACGGATTAACGATCAACAGACGTAAAGTTGTAGGTCAACAGATTACACGAAATCAGATTCCTCGTGTATCTACAACACCAACAAAGAATCCATGGACAATGGAACTAGATATGCCTACATCATTTAAATATAGTGATGCTAGAGCATTAATGGAATCAGTAGACACATTAGATCGTACTGGATACGAAGATGTTACATTTTCAAACAATGCATGTCTTAGTTGGATATTTAGATATCAAGGAACACTGCCTTTAACACAATTAAATCAAATGACAGTATCTAGTTTTGTAGGCAATCAATTAATATTGTCTAACGTACCTGCAATTAATCAAAACAGAGTTATATTTGAACCTAATGATTTGATACAAATCGCAGGCTTTCCTTATCCCTTTACTTCTACTACACGAGTTGTTAGAGGCACTGGTGGAACAATTACAATTACTACACATAGACCAAATATTATTACAGGTAGTATTACGGGCTTAAATATACTCGTAGGAAATAATTGTATTTTTAGATTGTTTTGCCCTAACATGCCAGTTTACAAACTAATTGTAGGTGGTGCAACATATGCCGCAGGTAACACACTAATCAATAATGCATTAATTGAATGGTCAGACCCATTTCAATTATATGAGTACGTAGGAACAAGTTAATATGGATACAATACCAGCAGTTGAGAATAGTCCTCCGCAGATTAATAGTGCGGAGTTTGTACGTGTTACAATTTACAACGACTATGAAGACCCAACTGATACATCAATTCTAACAGCATCATCAGCATACAAAGACGAGACAATTGACGGTCAAATATTTTCTGCTGTAGGTGGACTTATGGCTGTAGGTGGACAACAAAAAAGCATAAGAGTTACAAGTGCTGACACAACAGTTGCATTGAGTGGTATACAAGGTACATTAATTAACACAGTTTTAGGAACAAAGATACGAGGCAGTGAGTTAGAGATATGGCGTGGTTTTTATGACGATGCAGGAATACTCACTAGTACAGCAAAAAGATTTACTGGTATCATTACAAGTTATAATATTAACGAAGATCGTGCTGGTAACGAAGACAATTTTACAGTTTCTGTAAATGCAAGTAGTTATAAAACAGTGCTATCAAACAGAATTGCAGGAAGAAAAACAAATCCAGAAAGTTGGACGTTTTTTAATCCTTTAGATAGTTCTATGAACAACATTTATTCTATTGCTTCACAGACATTTGACTTTGGTAAAGAAGTTACATCTACTAGAAGTGGTGGAGGCGGAGGCGGAGGTCGCGGAGGCGGCGGAGGCGGTCGTGGAAGACAACAACGATGATTATACGAGAAGCAAACAAATATGACTTGCCTTATTTTATCGAATTGATAGAAAAACTAGCAAAATCAGAACATATCATGCGTTATAATTACGAAAAGTTAGATCATACGCATTTAAACATGATTTTCTCTACAATATTAGCAGGCAGAGGCGCAATGTTAGTTGTAGAAAACGAAGAAACAAAGAAATTACACGGAATGGCGGCTGGACTTATCAATCCTCACTTATATGCCCCACATATTTTGATTTTAACACAAATTATTTTGTGGGTAGACGAAGGATTTAGAAAAACAGCAGGATTTAAGTTGATGCAAGCCTACGAAGACAAAACAGACGAGTATATGGAAGAAGAACGCATTAGATATGGCGTAATTACTGCTTCTCAACCGTTATTTGAAACAGATTTTAGCAAGTTCGGCTATACAATGGACGAAAAATGCTGGTCACGAGGAGAATAGAATGCCACAGGTAGTAGCCGCAGTAGTAGGTGTCTTTAACGCAGTAGCAGGGTGGTATGCTGGACTAAGTGCGGCAGCCGCATTTGCAGTACAAACAGTTGTTGTGTTTGGTGTTAGTAAAATCATGGCAAAACGTGCTATGGGAGGCTTATCTCAAGGAGAAGGTGGAGGTAGAGTACAATTACCCCCAGCAACAAACAACGTATTGCCTGTAGTATATGGTAAAGCATATGTTTCTCCAGTTATTACAGATGCAAAAATATCAATAGATCAAAAATTTATGTGGTATGTTTGTTCGTTATCAGAGCATACAGATTCTACTGCTGGTAGTGGCTTTACATTTGGTGACATCTATTGGAACGGTAATAAACTTAATGGTATCAGTGGATTTAGTAATAATGTAACTAGTTGGACTAACAATGCAGGTCAAACAGACAGTAAAGTTAATGGATACATAAAAGTTTACAAGTTTCCTAATGGTAGTACATCTGGTACAAACACTGGTGGTTTATCTGCTAGTGCTTTACTATCTGATGCAACAACTGGTGGCGGTATTCAGTCAAATATACGTTGGAATAGTAGTTTATACACATCTGGTGGACAAAGTCCAGATATGACTAACACTTGCTTTATGATTGTTAGAGTAGAGTACAACCAAGATGCAGATACAGTAGGATTAGGGTCATTAACTGTTGAGTTAAACAACTCGATCAATAAGCCAGGCGATGCAATTAAAGATTACATGCTTAACACACGTTATGGTGCGGCTATACCCCTCTCACGCATCGACACAGCATCGCTAGACGATTTAAATACTTATTCTGATCAAACGATCACATATACTGCTATAGGTGGAGGATCAGCGACACAGGCTCGTTACAGAGTCAATGGTCCAATCAATGTATCTAACAATTGTTTAGACAATTTACAAGAATTAGTCGATACATGCGATTCATGGTTGCAATACAGTGATATAGAAGACAAATGGAAAGTAGTCATCAACAAAAAGTATGACGAAGCACCTAATGCTCTAACAACAGCAGATTTATATCATGTTAAAAGTGCATACAACGATACTGATGCTAATTTAGTTGGTGGTATAAACATAAACCCTATTGATCTAAATGCAACATACAATAGTTTACAAGTTGCATATCCAGATGAATCAATTAGAGATCAAACTAACTATGAAATCTTTGATTTTACAGCACCTGGCACTGCTTGGTACAATCCAGCACTTTTAAGTCCTAATGAGCCAGATAATAAACTAGACATTGATTTCCCTCAAGTAAACAATTACATACAATCTTCTTATCTAGGTGTACGCAGACTTTTACAATCACGTGAAGATTTAGTTGTAAGTTTTCAAACAGATTACTCTGGTATACAAGTAGAAGCAGGAGATGTTATACGAATTACGTCAGCAGAATATGGTTGGGACGCACCTCTTTTTCCTGATGGTAAATTATTTAGAGTAGCACAAGTACAAGAAATTAAAGACGTAGATGGCAGTTTATATGCAAAAATACAATGTTTTGAGTACAACGAAACAATATATGCTGATAATGCACTAATAGATTTTGAATTATCAGAAAATACTGGATTAGATGATCCTAATATTATACCTACCCCAGCCGCACCAGTTGCAGACATTATTTCAGAAGCATCTTTGAGTGCAATTAGAGTTACTGGCACGACACCGAGTGGAGGTGTTGTACAATATATAGATTTTAACTATGGCACAGATATTGACTCATCTACGCATCAATTATACAGAACAGTAACACAATCATCTGGTAATCCTTATGCAGATGGCTCTACTGTTGTTATAGAAAGTAATGACTTGCCAATTGGCGACTATTATTGGTCTATTACTGCAAGAAACGACAGAGTAGGTGTAAGAAGTCTTTCTAGTAATTTAATTAACTGGTTAGGCTCAGATATTACATCATTTTATGAAATTACAATTGCTAATGTAAACAATACTGGTAACTTATTCTTTACAGACGCCGCAAATGCTTATAATACTGCAAATGTCTTACCTGGTGGTAATTTGTTTATTACTAGTGGTGCAGGAGAACTAGCGGCAAATACTTACATTACTAATGTTGCAAATACAACTCACTTTACAGTAAGTGACGTTCCTATTGTTAATTTAAACAATACTGATCTTATCGGAGAGTTTTTCGGTATAGGTCCTGGACAATTAGGTCCAAACTCAGTTACATCAAACACAATTGCAAATGGTGCAGTTATTGGTGGCAAGATAGGCGCTAATGCTGTAGTCTTTGGTGACATAGCGGCAAATGCAATCTCTGCATACAGTTTACAAGTAAACTCGGTCGTTGCAGGCACAATAGATGCTTTAGCAGTCACTGCTGGTACAATAGATGCAAATGCAGTTACTGCAGGGACTATAGATGCACTAGCAGTCACAACAGGGTCTATAGCGGCTAACGCAGTTATTGCAGGTACTATTGATGCACTTGCTGTAACAGCAGGCGCAATAGCCGCAAATGCTGTTACTACTGGTACACTAGATGCAAACGCAGTTACTGCTGGATCAGTTCAAGCAAACGCAATTACAGCAGGTACAATCGCGGCTAATGCAGTCACATCAGGCACAGTAGCGGCAAATGTTATTACAACAGGCGAACTTGTTATTGGTTCTGTTACACAAGCACGAAGCACAACAGCACCTGTAGTCTTTGAACAAGTACCTTATTATAATTTTGCTACGCCTAAGACATGGCCAGACAATACTAGAGCAATCTATCCTGCTGGTGGGGCAACTATTGTTCCTACAACAGATCCAGAGGGTAGTGCAAACGTAGAATACACTGAAGGTAGTAGAATTACTGTTGGTATAACAACTCAGTTGTATGCCGCAAGTAATCCAGAATATAATCTGATCGAAGTATGGAAGTCTGGTGCTTCTACGCAGTTTGACAGAGGCTTCAACATTATGAAGCATAGTTATTTTGTTGCTAGTGGTTACACAGGATCGCAAACAATACATGCATACGGATATGGTGGAGAAGAATTATACAGTACTGATGGTGGGGCAAATTGGAGTACTGCTCCTTCAGGCGTAAGTGCCACACAACAAACATTTACTGGCGCAATTAATCGTTATACTAGTCCAGGTACAGCATGGACTGATTATCAAGCAGATAACTTTGGACCTTCTCAACAATATGTAAGTGCAGGTGCATTTGGTTATGGTGACCAAGAGGGAGACACAGCGGCTCAGCCTACAAGTCAATTAAGACTTAACGAAAATTTAACTTTAAACGATGGATCAGGTGGTCCAACTGTTACACCAGTACTATCATACAACAATGCATGTTATGCACCAGATACTGGTGGAAATGGTCTTGCTAGAATTAACAGTGTTTATGACGGTTGGGCTATTACTAGTAATGGACAACTTGTTTATAACAGAACAAGATTTAATGCAAGTGTTGTAAACAGATATTTAGAATCATCTGGTGTGCTACAGCCATTATTCGGCATATGGGCTAATGACTTAGATGCTGGAAGTCAATATACAGTTATGACTTGTGGTGGCACAGGTACTATGGTTAGATCAATACGTGATTTAAATTCATATACACCAGCAAGTCCTCCAGTATGGACATCTAAGCCAATTACATTAACAAATGGTAATGCTGTACTCTCAGACTTATATGATGTCTGTGGAGATGGGTCAGCACAAGGCTCAGGCACATGGGTAGCAGTAGGACAGTTCGGTATGATACAAGTCAGTACAGATGACGGAGATACTTGGAGTCAAGTAGAAAGTCCAGTACCACAAAACTTAAATGGCATTGCTTACGGTAACAGCAAATGGATTGCTGTTGGTAACGAGGGTGTAATTTTAGTTAACTCTGGTGACCCTACAGACTCTGCTGACTGGACGCAAGTACAATCAACATTGACAGATAGAGATTTATTTAAGATAGATCATACGCAAGTATGGAATACATTTAACGTAGGTGGAGAGGCACTTATCTTAAACTCTAGTGATGGTACAATTTCTTTTAGTATTGTATCTACACAAGGGCCTGCAGAAACATATGATTTAACAAGACTTACATTCTTTGGTAGTCATCCATTAGTAAATGATGTAAGTTTACCAAGTGCAGAAGCACAAATAGATAACGGGGGTGTGTTTAGTACAACAATTGTTGATACTCAATATGTCAAAGACCAAGAAACAACTTATTATCTTGTAGTAGGTAATCTTAATGGAGAACAAATCTCTGTAGGACAATCTTTTATATTAGTACAAGAATTAAAAAGATAAGATATAATAAATACAACATTAACAGGAAACAACTATGAGTTTACTATTATCAGGCGCTAAAACGATCACCTTCGCCGGGACCGAGATGCAATGCCTAGAAATTTACACAGGCGAAGCATACACTATAGGCTTAAACTTCACAGATGCTGGGGGAAGTGCTATTGATATAGGCGGTTACACATTAACAGCAGGCGCAAAATACTATGAAGTAGATACAGTTGTATATAATGATAACTTAGGTCAGATTGATCTAGGTAATATTACAGAGCAAACTCCTCAAGGGACTCCTCCTACAATTACAGTAACTACAACAAATGCCGCAGGTGGTATTGCTTCTATGTTTATACCAGATACTTTAACAGATGGTGCAAGTGGCAGACCTACGATAGCACTTACAAATGGTAAAGGCGATCCTTCAACATTAGTCATAGTAAGTGTTGATGTTGCACGTGCTGATACTGGTGTTCCTGGAAACACAAATGTAAACAAAGAACCAATCGGATTCATAGTTAGGTATCAATAATGGCAGCCATCAACGCAAACATTGTTGTTGAGACTACTAATCTAACTGTTTCACCAACAGCAACTAATTTAGGAGTTACAGTACAGCCTATTAATTTAGGTGTTTTTACTACATCTCCAACACCTGTCGGTGGTACTCCTGGACAATTACAATACAATGATCGTAATGTAACGTTTGGTGGAGTTGCAAACACTAGTTTTGCTAATGGTAATATTTCATTTACTAATCTTGCAAATTTAAAAATCGATGGTGGTGTTAACGCATACTATCTACAAACAGATGGCACAGGTAACTTAACATGGGCCGCAGGTGGTACGCCAACTGGTAGTGGTGTTCCTTCTGGAGCAAATACACAAATACAGTTAAGTGACGGTAGTGGATCATTCGACTCTGGGCCTGGCTTTACTTTCGATAACGCATCTAATATTTTTTCGACACCAGGAAAAGCAGAGATTGTAGGAAACATAGATTCTACTGCTGGTGTCTTTAATGGTGATGGTAGTGGATTATATAATTTACAAGCCGCTAATATTCCTGGTCTTTCAGTAAGTGCAATATCAAATGGTACATCTAATGTAGACATTGCAACAGCAGACGGCAACATTGAGATGCATGTCAATGGTGTTTTAAAAGGCAAAGTAGATTCACTAGGATTTGTTGGAGACATTAGAACTTCTTCTCTTACTCTTAATGACAACTATGTTAGTCTAGGTCAAAACGCAGGTACAATAACTGCTCCTACTTTTGGTGTTGCTATTGGGTCTGGTGCTGGAGAAGATAGTCAAGGAGCAAATTCAGTTGCTATAGGTACAAAAGCAGGCAACACAAGTCAAGCAGACAATTCTATTATTTTAAATGCAACAGGCGCAAATTTAACTACAGCCACAACAGATAGTTTTGTTGTAAAGCCAATCAGAGAAAATATCTCTGCTTCTAAGATTTTATATTACAATACTGTATCAGGTGAGATCACATCAGATTCTCCATCATCAGGTTCACAGATTACTAATGGTTCGTCTAACGTAAGTATTCCTACTTTAAATGGCAACATTGACTATCATGTTGGTGGTGCAAATGTTGGTAGAATGTCTACGACAGGCGCAGTGGCACCTGGCTTTTTAGCAATCAATGGAAACATTACAGCAGAAAACGATATTGAAAGTATAGGTGGCAACATTGTTGCTACAGCAGGACAATTTGTTGGTGATGGTGGTGGATTATCTAATTTAAATGTTTCTACTTCAAGTATTTCAAATGGTACATCTAACGTAGACATCGCAACAGCAGATGGAAGTGTAACTGTAGGAGTTGGTGGCGTAGCAGACGTACTGACTATTACAACAACAGGTGCTAACGTAACTGGTACATTAAATGCTACTGGTATTATTACAGGCGATGCAGGTGGAATATCTAACGTACAATCAGCAAACATTGTCGGCACAATAATTGGAACAGGCGTATCTGCGTCAAATCCTACTGGTGCCGCAATCTTAGGAAACAGTGCTGTTACAACTGGAATAGGTGCAGTCGCTGTTGGTGATTCTGCTTCAGCGGCTCAGCAATCTGTTGCTATAGGTCCTAGTGCTAGAGCAATAGGTCCATTTGGTGCCGCAATTCAATCTGGTGTTGCAATAGGACTATCAGCAGATGCAACTAAAAATTATGCTATTGCGATTGGAGATAATGCAAGTGTTCAAGCACAAAACGGCATTGGCGTAGGCGAATTAGCAAATGTTCAATTAGGTCACAATCGATCTATAGTTATAAATGGTAGTGGTAGTTTATTAGAAAGTACTGCACAAGATACGTTTCATGTTAAGCCAGTAAGAAGTGTCTTAGGTGGAGGTTTGCCAACAGGCTTTAAACAAGTAGCATATAACCCTACTACGGGCGAGTTTATCTACTACGACTAAGCATAAATACTATATTAATAACTCAATCTACTTCATGCGAGACAGCAGGTAGATAGATGCGAGACAGCATAGGAGAAGCATATGGCTAAGTTCAGCCAGAACACACTTAATCAAGTCGCTGGATTTGATGGTCAAATTTTAGCAGAAAATCTAGTATACAATCAAAAAGACTTTTGGAACTTTGCTTGGGCAGATACAACTACAACGAGTGGTTGGACTACAAGTTCAGGACCTATTGATTTAGCAGGTGTAACAATAGATGCTCAGATCGTAAGACGAGCAATCTCTAATTTCAATGACAGCAGAACAGGCTTAGACTTTAAAATACAAGACTACCCTGCAGTACCCCTTATTCAAACAATCACTGCTACGAGCGCCGTAGACAACATGATGACATGTACATCTACAGCAGAACTATACTTAAATCAACCTGTACAATTTGCAGGCACAGTGATCGGTGGTGTAGCAATCAATACAACTTATTACGTAAAAGAAATACCTACAGCAACTACGTTTAGTATCTCAGCAACATCTAGCGGAGCAACACTTGTTTTAACTACAGCAACTGGCTCTATGTCTATGAACAAGATAGACCCTACTCCAGTTTCACTTCCTATTACTAACAGAGTCGATGCATCTGGTCAATTTACAATGACTATAGATGATGCAACGTGGGGAGTTATTACAGGTGACCCTGACTTAGACATAAATGCTACAGAGCCGGCATGTTTCTCGGGCAGACTTAAATTATCTTTTCCAGCAGTAGTGATTGGTGCAACAACGCAACCAGCATACGATCAAGTCGTATTTCTACTATTTTTAATTAATTCAGACGGGGTGGTAAACTACTAATGGCAACTCAAATTAAAGTAAATTCTTCAACAGGTAACATAACAGTACAACTCAGTAGAGGTGCAATAGGCCCTTCTACTACTGCAAATGTAGCAAACACAGCATATAATTTAGATGCCGCAAGTACTGCTAACGTAGTCATTGGTGGTGGTGTAAACGGATACGTTTTACAAACTAATGGAGCAGGTGTAACATCATGGGTCGCACAAACAGGCGGCGGTGGAACTGTCCCAGGCGGATCAAACACAGAAATTCAGTATAACGATGCTGGAACAATGCAAGGTGACAGTACATTTACATTTAACAACACAACAGATGTTGTTAGTGCTAGTCATTTTAGTGGCGAAGCAGGTAACTTATCAAATATTCAAGGTGCGAACGTAAGTGGTGCAGTAGCAAACGCATCACACGCAATTATTTCCAATAGTGCGAACCTAGTTGCTGTAGCCAATGTTACTGGAATAGGTAACATTGCTACAGTAAACTTAGATGGCAACGCCGCAAACTTTTTAGATGGTACTGGTAGTTTTGGACCAGCAGGTGGCGGTGGTGGCACATATGGCGATTCAAATGTTGTTACTTTATTAAACGCATTTGGTTCAAACACAATTACAACAACTGGATTGATCACAGGCGATGGTGGTGGTTTATCAAACATTGCAGGTGCAAATATATCTGGTGCAGTTGCAAACGCAACTCATGCAACAGTTGCAGACAGTGCTAATGCAGTAGCAGGAGCAAATGTAACTC